CATTGATGAAGCCTTCCTTGAAAGGTTTACAATCACAATGGAACAACCTTATCCTACTTCTGGTACTGAAAAGCGTATCATTGTTAAGCATATGGAAAAGTTTAATAAGAAAGATCTTGAATTTGCAGAGCTACTTACTATCTGGTCTGAAACGATTCGTAAAACATTTGAAGACGGTGGTGTAGATGATCTAGTCTCTACAAGACGTCTTTGCCACATTGTTCAAACATATTCGATCTTTGGTGATCGCAATAAAGCTATTGAGCTTTGCGTTAATAGATTTGATCAAGATACTAAAGAAGCCTTTATTGATCTATATCAAAAAGTGGATGGTACAACATCTGAACAAGAACCAACTGTTGAGACCAATCAAGATACTCTCAACGAAATAATTGAGGAAATCGTATAATGGTAGAATATAAATTCAATGAAAGTACTCTTATCAGAGAACTAAAAGAGTATATTGACGAAACTTACGATGGTCACTACTCAAAGAATAAATTTCAATCAACTGAATTTATTATTGACTGTGGTCATGGTATGGGATTCGCTTTAGGTAATGTTCTAAAGTATGCCCAAAGATATGGCAAGAAAGATGGTGCAAACCGTAAAGACATTATGAAGATCTTGCACTATGCACTTATTGCGTTACATCAGCATGACGAAGATATGAAAGAAGATGATTATGAAAAAGGTCAAGCTGAGTGCACTTTTGGGGTTTACAATTCACCTCAAATGGTATATAATACTAATTATAATATGAAAATCAATGGAGATACTAAATAATGAAACTATCTAATGAAACCCGTGATGTATTGAAAAACTTTGCATCAATCAATTCAAATATCGTATTTAACGGTGGAAACGAAATCAAGACTATGAGTGAGGCAAAGAACATTATGTCTACTGCCACTGTAGCTGAAACTTTCCCCGACAACCTATTAGGTATCTATGACCTAAACGAGTTCCTCGGAGTCATGAGTATGTTTGATGATCCTGAGTTGCAGTTCTCAGCTGATTATAATTCTGTCAAAATTGTACAGGATCGTAAATCAGTTAATTACTACTTCTCAAATCCTTCCATTTTAACATCTCCATCAAAGGTCATCACCATGCCTGACCCTGAGGTCACACTTACGCTGACTGCCGATAATATCGCCCAAATGCGAAAGGCAGCCTCAGCTCTTGGAGTTAGCGATGTAGTAATCACTGCTAATCCAGGCGATGCCCACATCACTATTAGAGTTACTGATGTGGAAGATGCTACGGCCAACAACTTTGAGCTGTCAGTCGATGGACCCCAAGCGAGTGTCCCATATCGATTCATCTTTAACATCGCTAACTTCAAGATTATTCAAGGTGACTATAATGTTAAAATCTCATCTAAACTAATCTCTAGTTGGACTAACGAAGCTAATGCAGTTGAATACTTTATTGCACTAGAAAAATCATCTAACTATGGAGGATAATATGCAAGAAGCACCAGAACTAAACATTAATGATCTTTTTTCAGTTATAAAGATCATCGATGCATGCTCTGAACGAGGAGCATTCAAAGGTAATGAAATGGCATCTGTTGGAGCCGTACGAGACCGTATTGCTGCCTTTGCTGAAGCAAATCAACCAGTGGAACAACCACAGGAGAATGATAATGAAGACCTTGGTGATACTGACGACGGGGTTACTCCTATCGACACAGACGTTAGCAACAACTAATTGCAAGTATACACACCAAGTAGGTGGAAACTTTACGCATAAGATTGAGTCAATGACCAATTATCAGCGTAAAGTTTTCCCTTATATCGAAGATACTAGAGCGTGTGTAGTTTCAATGAATGTTAAAATTGAAGGTATAGAATATCACACTAGAGGTAAATTCGTATTTGGCCCTGATCAAACTGAAAGTAATGCTTGTATGCATGCTGAAGTAAGGGCTAAAGAGAATATCATTAAACAAGTTTCACCTGAGATACTAATTGCTAATACCGCAATGGATTGTAAACCAGAAGAAACACCCGCAGTAATAAGTCAAAAGGACGAAGTAATTGATTTTACTGAGACTGAAGACTTTATGAAAGGTTGGGCAAAACCGGTTCCACAAAAGTCGAATAGAGTATTTAACTTTGGAAACATGGCTAGTAGCATTGGGTTACTAGTGACTATATTGAAGTAGTATATTATGGAGAGAAAATTGAAATCATACTTCCTAACCTTACCTCTTGCAGCGGTTGCTCTTGCTGCATGTAGTAGTAATGAAAAAATCACTCAAGCAGTTGTTATTGAAGAACAGCGTGAGATGGTTGAAGAGCAAATTAATAGAATGCCTAAATGGTTTACTAAAATTCCTGTAAAAGACGAAAGCATCTTTGCAGTAGGTACTGCCGTAACTCCTGATTTACAGTTAAGTTATGATATTGCAGTACTTAATGCTAAGACGACTTTGGCTGATAGGATTAATGGTAAAGTTCGTTCTCAAACTAAAAACTTTATTGCTAAAGTAGGATCAACTGATCTTGATGTAGCAACACTAAATGAAGTTGAAAAGGTCACTAAGAATATTATTGCTGATGTAGATGTTGCAGGTTATGCAGTATCAGAAGCTGAAGTATTCCCTGATGGTACTCAATACCGTGCGTTTGTTCTTCTTGAGTATAATGACCTTGAAGCAAATAAGATTATTGTAAACCGTCTTCGTAAAGACCGTTTGCTTTATTCTAAGCTAAGATCAAATAAGGCATTCAAAGAGCTAGACAATGCAGTAGACGAAGTCAAAGAAGACGAATCTAAGCAGTCTGAAATGAACTTAATTTTAGAAGGATTGGTACCAAATGGTTAAACAAACAACAATTGCTGGATTTATGGCACTAAGTGTCTGTTATCCAGCATTAGCACATGAACCTAATGTAACAGATTATAATAAGTCTGTGATTAATCAAGTTCCCTATAACGTTGAAGTTTGTAGGGATGTAACAGTATCTGGTGATAAAACTGGTGATATGCTTAAAGGCGCTATCATTGGTGGTATTATTGGTAACAACGTAACTAAAAACGTAGACAATGGAGGAACAGTTGGAGCATTACTTGGTGGTATGCTTGGGCATTCAAATAGTAACGCTAGTGGTGGTACTAAGAGAGTTTGCAATGTTGAAACGCGCTATAAAGAAGAGTCTTTAACTCTTTACTCACACAGCAAAATTACTTTTGAGTGGATGGGAAAAACCTATACAGTACAGTTTCAAAAATAACTGTTTACAATCACTCAAAAGTGTGATATAATATATTTTTATGATGGAGAAAGTGAATGAGTGTTGAATTTCTATGGGTTGAAAAGTATCGCCCACAAACAATTAATGATTGTGTTCTTACTGATGAAATGAAGAACACATTCCAAGCTATCCTAGATACAGGTGAGCTTCCTAATATGATGTTTTCTGGCTCTGCTGGTACGGGCAAAACCACAGTTGCAAGAGCATTATGTAATGAACTAAATCTAGACCATATTGTAGTCAACGGATCTGAAGAAGGTAACATTGACACACTACGTGGTAAGATTAAACAGTTCGCCTCTTCTGTTTCACTGCAAGGTGGGTACAAGGTAGTAATTCTGGATGAAGCTGATTACCTTAATCCTCAATCAACCCAACCCGCCTTGCGTGGATTCATTGAAGAGTTTTCAAACAATTGTAGGTTTATCCTTACATGTAACTTCAAGAATCGTATCATTGAACCACTTCATTCAAGGTGTTCAGTATATGACTTTAGTATTCCAAAAGAGTACAAAGCTGGTATTGCTCATAAGTTCTTTGTTAGACTACAAAAGATTTTGCAAGACGAAGGTGTTGAAGCTGAACCAGCTGTAGTTGCTAATATCGTTAATAAGCATTTCCCAGACTTCCGTAGAGTACTTGGTGAATGTCAACGTTACAGTGTATCTGGTAAAATTGAAGCGAGTTCAGTTACTCTTATTCAAGATCAAACTGAATTAACCAACCATCTTAAAAACAAAGACTTTAAAAAGATGCGTTTATGGGTTGCTAATAATATTGATGTTGAACCACAACAAATCTTTAGAATGATTTATGATAATATGGCCACTATGGCTAAACCACATTCAATTCCACAACTAGTTCTTATTCTTGCTGACTATCAGTATAAGAATGCATTTGTAGCCGACCATGAATTAAACATGGTTGCTTGCATGACGGAGCTTATGGCCAATGTCGAGTTTGCTTAGTACAATGTGGAGAATATGGGCTAAGACAATTGGCAGCAAGATTGGCGATACTAAAGAAAGCGATATTGCTGCTATTCTAAGAACTGTTTGGGTTATAACTCACCTTGTTGCGTGTTTCTTTATTATTGCACATAATGGTACAAAATTAGGATGGTTTTGATATGAATCCGTTTGAATACTTAAATGCTATTAATACTTCTAAAAAAGATATAATGGTTGATGATATTACAGAAAAGCAATACAATGCGTTTATGGTTAACCGTGGTCTTTCTTATTTTAACGATACTGTTCTCATGGCTAATGAAATGAATCAGCATGCACACCTTGACAGCCGTCTTCAATTCGACTTCCTTATAAATATAGTAAGGAAGAAGAAAAGATTTTCGAAATGGGCAAAGCCTCAAATTGAAAGCGATATTGAAGTTGTTAAAGAATACTATGGTTACAGTAATGAAAAAGCCCGCCAAGCACTCACACTTCTATCGCCAGATGATATCAATGGGTTAAAGAAGAAGGTGTATAAAGGTGGAACAAAATAATGTAATCGAGTGGAGTCCGCAGTCAATGCTGGAAATCACTCTTAATGAACCAGACGATTTTCTCAAAGTAAGAGAAACTTTAACAAGAATCGGTGTAGCATCACGTAAAGAAAAAAGACTATTTCAATCCTGTCATATTTTGCACAAGCAAGGCAGGTATTTTATAGTACACTTCAAAGAGCTATTTCTTTTAGACGGTAAGAAAGCTAACCTTGAAGGAACCGATCTTGCTCGTAGGAATACAATCGCACAATTAATGAGTGATTGGGGTCTTATTGAAATTCAAAAGAGTGATGATGTAAATGGCCAAGCGCCGCTTAGACAAATTAAAATCATACCATTTAGAGAAAAAAGTGAATGGGAACTTTGTCCGAAATATAACATTGGATCAAAGCAGTAATTGTCGCGGTAATGGAGGAGAGCACGAATAATGGATTGGCTAACTGCTGATTTAATTGATGCAATGAATGAGACATCATGGTTTGATGGCATTGGAACAATTTTTGTTTTATTGCTTGCCTATGCTGCTTATCGTTGGATTAAAAAGAAAATCTAATATAAATAGAATCGTAGCGCTACATTATGTAGGTTACGTAAATAACCTTGCTATTCTATAGGAGGAAACAATGACTAGCAATTTCGCATACCCACGTTCGGGTTTTATTGGTTTTGACCACATCTTCGATCAGCTTGAGAATATTCACAAGCATGCGAAGGATACCTACCCACCACACAATGTCGTAAAGAATGACGATTACAATTTTGTAGTTGAAATGGCAGTGGCTGGATTCAAACAAGATCATATTGATATTGAAGTAAATGATGGTGTGTTGCACATTAAAGGCGACAGACCGACAAGGCGCGATCAAAATTCGTATGTTCATAAAGGTATTAGTGCAAAAAACTGGATTAAGTCATTTAGACTGTCGGAATATACCGAAGTAACAGGAGCTAATCTTGAGGATGGAATCTTAGCCGTGAATTTACAGGTGGTTCTACCAAAAGAAAAGCAGCCTCGTAAGATCAAAATCAAATCTAACGAGGAATTAAAAAATGACAACAATAGCGCTCAACTTCTCAACGAAAGTTCTTGAGAAATTTCTAAGCTCACTAAAAGTAACTCTTTCAGCAATGCTGATTGGGTACCAAGTCGCAAGACAAAAAGCAGCTAATAGGCAAATTGCTCCTATGATTCTGCATGAGTACCCTCATCACACGCTTGAATCTCTACTGTCAGAAATGAATGAGAGAGCGGAGGTAAGATACCGTGATTAAAAAAATCAAAGCTTGGTGGAAGAACTACAAAATGTGTCCTGACGAAAAATATCTAGCAAGAGCTACAGACTTAGTAGATCTTGAACAAAGAATGAAAAGACTACAACGCGGTTTAGGCCCATTAGGTTATTACCGATGAAAGACTTTTTTAATACTTTGTTAATATCGCTAGAAGCACATAGGCTAGCATCATCTGGAAGAATTGATGAAGCTAGAAAGCTTATGTTAGGCAAATAAAAATGACAGAAAGGGCGGGAAACCGCCCTTTTTTTGTTTACTTTACATGATTTCTGTGGTATAATAATACTTACAGTTGAGGATTAACATATGTCATTTTACACTTCTGTCGCTCGTTACGGCAACTCTTTACTTTATCGTGGCTACAACCATAATGGTGTGCCAGTAAAGAAAAAAGTTAAATACGAGCCTACGCTTTTTGTGCCTACACAAAAACAAACTACATGGAAATCTCTTGATGGTGTACCGGTTGCGCCTGTAAAACAAGCATCTATGAAAGATGCTAAGGAATTCCTAGAAAGATATTCAGATGTTGCCAATGCTAAGGTATATGGCAACCAAAACTTTGTACACCAATACATCACTGAAAGGTTTCCTCACGATATTCAATTCAATCGTGCACATATTCAAGTATGTAACATTGATATTGAGGTTGCCTCGGATGATGGATTCCCCGAACCTAGCGATGCTTTGCATCCTGTAATTTCTATTGCTCTTAAAATGAGCCGTGGTAACGTATACTATGTTTGGGGCTTAGATGATTATCATGCTAAAACTGATAATATTCGTTATGTAAAGTGTGCTAATGAGCATGAGCTACTTAATAAGTTTATTAGTTACTGGGAGGATAATTGTCCTGATGTTATAACTGGTTGGAATACACGATTTTTTGATATTCCATATCTCGTTAATCGTATTAATCGTATTGTTTCTCCTGAATCTATTCGTAGATTATCTCCTTGGGGTTTAGTGCACTTTCAAGAAAAAACTATCAAAGGCCGTAAGCAACAGGCATATGACATAGTTGGTATTTCTCAACTTGATTACATGGAATTGTTTATTAAGTTTGGTTATTCCTATGGTGCTCAAGAATCTTATGCACTAAATCATATTGCTTATGTTGTCCTTGGTGAAACTAAATTATCATATGAAGAATACGGTAACCTTTATAATCTTTACAAACAAAATCACCAGCTTTTTATTGACTACAACATTAAAGATGTCGAGCTTATTGAACGCCTTGAAGACAAGATGGGGCTTATCACACTAGCTGTGACTATAGCTTATAAAGGTGGTGTTAACTTCCAAGATACATTTGGCACTACTGCTATTTGGGATTCAATCATTTATCGTGAACTACATAAAAATAAAATTGCTATTCCTCCTGCTATCGAAAAAAATAAAATGGAATATCCTGGTGGCTTTGTTAAAGAACCACAGGTAGGTATGCATGAATGGGTATGCTCATTTGATTTGAATTCTTTGTATCCTAATCTTATTGTACAATACAACATGTCACCTGAAACAATCATTGGTGTCACTGAAAAAGGTGGTGTGGATTATTATCTTAATGGCCAAACAACTTGTTCCACTTATGCCACAGCAGCTAATGGTTGTACTTTTAATTGCGAAAAGCAAGGTATCATTCCTCAAATCATTGTTCAATATTACGATGAACGTAAGTCTGTTAAGAATATGATGATTGCTGCTATGAAAAAGTACGAGGTTGAAAAAACATTTGAACTTGAAAAAGAAATCAATCAACTCGAAAATCGTCAGATGGCTATTAAGATTCTATTGAATTCTCTTTATGGTGCACTTGGCAATAAGTACTTTCGTTATTTTGATATGCGTATAGCTGAGGCTATTACTTTATCTGGCCAGCTTGCTATTCTTTGGGCTGAACGTACTATGAACAAAGAAATGAATAACATCCTTAAGACTAATGATAAAGATTACGTTATTGCAATTGATACTGATTCGCTATATGTCAACATGGGGAATATAGTCAAACACTTTGAGCCAAAGAATCCAACAGCATTCCTTGATAAAATTTGTCAAGATCATTTTGAACCTGCTCTTGAAAAGTCTTATGCTAAAATGGCTAGCAACATGAATGCATACGATAATCGTATGGTTATGGCACGTGAAGCAATTGCTGATCGAGGTATATGGACTGCTAAAAAGCGATACATATTAAATGTACATAATAACGAAGGTGTACAATACGCTGCGCCTAAACTTAAAATCATGGGTATTGAGGCTATCAAATCTTCTACACCAGAAGTTGTGCGGGATAAGTTCAAAAAAATATTTCAAGTTATTATTTCTGGTGATGAACAAGCAACACAAAAGTTTATATCAGATTT